CTGACTGCGCAGCCACTGCTCATCTTATCGCCGCCGCGCCGGAATTATTAGACGCGCTTAAAGCCGCGCTTGGTCCATTGGACCTCTATCATGCTTATGGTTGGCCAGATCGGGCGGGTGTCATCAAAAAGATACAAAGCGCAATTGCGAAGGCAGAGGGTGGCGAATGACGCCCAAGAAATCAAAATATAACCGCCAATGTGTTTTCATTGGGCGGCGGATGAACGAGAGGGGCCGGGTCTTTTACGCGTTCGAGTTGCTACCCAATCGAAAGCTGATGTTTTTTGGCAGGATATCTGGTGTTTCTATCGGCGGAACTTATGCCTGCACCAAGGATTCCATCTCAAAAAAGCCAGAGAGGATTGCGAGGGAAATCGAATCCAACCCGGAATGGGAAGCCAATGATGCGCTGGTTGACGAAAGAAATATGGAATTGCGAAACCAGGTTAGAATCGCAAGCCTGTCGAGGCCCCACATAAAGGCAGCAATCCAGGCCCTAAAGCCATTGGTCGAACCGTTTCCAGAATTTGACTGGGGCAATTCTCGAAAAAAAATCATCTCGCTTTTGGTGGATGAGGCCAGAAAGGCTATTTCCGAAAGGAAGAAAAGAAAATGAAGAGCTTAGGTTTTGTTTACGGCCCGAATGGGAAGGTTGTGACCATAATTGAGCGCGACCATTCCGGTTTGGTTCACTGTTCGGGTTGTAAAAATAAAAGCGAACAAACGAAAGCTTACTACCAAAACGCTGGCCATGGCGATTGTGGGCCATTTTGCACGAAGCAATGCGCTGCTGAAGACGCCCAAGAACAACATGGGCCGTCCGATGAGGATTTGGACTATACCTATGGCTCTGATGGGTGGAGGGGAATGTGAAACTCTGCCCCAACGGAAACCAGGCCGACGAAAACGGGGAATGTGACAAAGAAGAATGCCAGTCATGTTGCCCTCACGACGAAATGGACCACGGCATTTGTTCTGGGTGCGGATACGATAGGATGAAACATTGGTGATTTTTCTTTTCATAGCCGCAATCCTTGCTGGATGCGGAGCGGAGACCAGAGAGGCACAACTGGTGCGGATGGTGAGCCAGTTCCAGTTGGAAGCCTCAAGCCGGGGATGGAACGTTGCCGCGTGTCCCACCCCAACCTTTACCAACCAAGACGCACAGCATTCGTGGTGCAATGAACCCCATCGAATTTCAATCCCGGACAGTACCCCACAGGAAAGCCTTGAGTTTGTTGTCTTTCATGCGTTAGGACATTGTTGGTTGGGGTTACCAGATTCGCCTGTCGGGTTGATGTCAGAAAACGGCGACGGTTATTTGACCGACAGGCGGGGATTTCTGGACAGTCTTTTTCAAGACGCACAAATTAATGGGTGTGTGACCAGGGTAGAAAAATGAAGATTCAAAAATCTGTCAGATTAAAACAAGACGCATACGAAAAGTTGGTTGGTATCGCTGTGGCCGAGGAACGCACCTTTTCCAACATGGTCGATATCATGCTGAATAAGGCCATTGTCCAATGGGAAAAGAAAAACGGTAAAGCGCCAAAGCTTCCCGCGATTCCGCATCGGTGATGACCCCTGAAAGCAAAAAGAAGCTGGTCTATCTCGACGCTTGCGATTTGATTCTCAAGGCCCAGCAAAGAATTCTGGACTTCGCCCGCGAAAGAAATGAGGCCGGTGATGTGCAAGAATACTCTGAGGCCATGTTTTTTTTCGAAAAGCTGTCCCAAGTCCTTGACCCGCAAATCGGGAAATCCATCTACCGCATCGCCACAAACAAGCAAGACCCCCCCAAAGGTTGACACAACGAAATCCAAACACCCACATTGTGGGAAGGGTAATATGTAACCAATGGACGATCGTGGAAGGCCAACGTTATTCCGCGAGGAATACTGCAAAGATTTCATTGAGCACGCCAAGAACGGGGGGTCGCTTCATTCTTTCCCGGCCTACCTATTTGAGAAATATCCAGAGAACGGACACAAAGTTCACCGTGACACCGTGTATCATTGGGCAAAGATTCACCCAACTTTTTCCGACGCAGTAAAACTCGGTGACGCGATAGCCCAACAAAAATATGAACAAATTGGCCTAGCTGGCATGACCGGCACCTTGAGGCGCGCGATTCGGGAACACATCGAAGCCAACGGCAGGGTGACCAAGGAATATGAACCCGCGCACTTCAACGCAGCGATTTGGATTTTCACAATGAAAAACCGCTTCGGGTACAAAGACGCTATTGAGTTCGGCAATGGGGGCCCAGGGGATGAACAAAAGTCATTTAGCGCATTGGCGCGTTCGCTCCGAGAGGGAGCAAGTGAAGCAGGACTATCGGAACCTGATGTCGAGGTGCCAGAGGGATTACCTCTACCACATCGAGAAAGTCCAGGGTGTCGAGACGTTACTCCCAAAACAGAAAGAACTGTGCCGCCTATTGAGCAATCACGAGAGGGTGGCGGTTAAAGCCTGCCACGGTGTTGGCAAGACCTTCATCGCATCAAGGATTGTCTTAGGGTTCGGTTCATCCTTTTTCCCTTCCAAGATAGTGACCACGGCCCCGACGGGGCGCTTGGTGAAGGAACTTCTTTGGTCAGAACTGAGGGACGGTCACGCGGCGAGTAAATATCCTTTGGGCGGAGAAATGCTCACCACGAAATGGGAGTTAGGGCCCAACTGGTATGCGCTGGGATTTAGCCCGCAAAAGGCGGCTGGCGACCAAACCCCGACCAACTTCCAAGGATTCCATTCCGAACACGTTTTAGTTGTCTTCGATGAGGCCACCGGGATTCCAGGTTCCTTGTGGGAACAGGCGGAAGGGATTCTGACCAATAATTATGTTCGTTGGCTTGCGATTGGGAATCCCACCGACCCCACCAGTGATTTTGAAAAATGCTTCCGTTCGAGGCTTTGGAAGAAACTCACCATCAATTGTTTCGATTCGCCGAACCTAACGGCCAATGGCTTTCTGACCCTGGATGATTTGCTTAAAGAACAAGAAATCTTAGATTCCTTGAGTGAGGACGAGCAAGAACATCGCCGCTCAAACTATAAATCGGTTTCAAAGGCTATTGTATCGGCCAAGTGGGTGATGGAACGTCTCATCACTTGGGGGGTTGAACACCCGCTTTTCATTTCCAAGGTGTTGGGGGAGTTCCCGGAAGAATCAGAGGACCAGGTTTTCAAACTGGCCGATATCATCAAGTCCCAGGAAAAAGAAATCTCGGAAAAGCCAACCAGGCGGGCCATGGGAATCGACCCCGCCAGAAAAGGGAAGGACAGCACAATCGTTGCGGTCTTTGAGGGATTAAAACAAACCGACAGATTCGAAATGAAGGGAAAGGAAGTCACCGAAATTGCCGGTTTTGTGACAAACTATTTTCACAATAAAAAGCCAACCGATGAGGAATGCATTGCAATTGACTCGACCGGACTTGGTGCTGGCGTATTTGATATTCTCAAAGAAAATAATTTGAGGGGAAGTTTACGCGCTATCCCAATTGAAATTCATTTTGGGGGTGCAGCGTCATTGGAATTTGAGCGACCAGATATTCGCAAGCAAAAAGAAGAACGATGCTTTAATATGAAAAGCAGGTTGTTCTACGATTTAAGGGAAGACCTGAAATTCATAAAACTGTTGGATCATCCAATCTACCAGGAAGAACTTCCAACAATTCAAGGTTGGTATGATTCAAAAGGCAGACTTAGAATTGAGTCGAAAGATGAATATCGGGCCAGGACGGGAAGAAAATCACCCGATGACAGCGATGCCCTTGGTCTGGCAAACTTCGCCAGAAATATCTATTTGCCTCAGACAAACCGACAGATAAGGATTTGGAGAGCATGAACTTTTTCCAACGATGGTTCCAACGTAAACAATCCCAAATCATGCCAATGGTAGTTGTGAACCAACTCGGGCGACCGGCGCGGTCAAAGCAAAGTTATGAAACGCTGAGCAAGGAAGGTTATGAAAAAAACGTCATCGCTTTCCGGTGCATTAATTTCATCTCCAAAGCCATTTCAAGAATGCCAATTTGCCTTTACCGCATGACGGACGAGGGCCCAGAGGAAGTCGAAAACCACCCGGCAAAGATGATTCTTAATAACCCCAACCCAATGCAGGACGGGGTTCAATTCATGTTCGCGGTGGCGGCGTATCTTCACATCAAAGGCGATTCTTTTATTGAAGTCGCGACCGACAACCGAGGCACCCCTCAATTCTTATATGCTATTCGGCCTGACCGAATTGCGATTACGCCTGGGGCCAACGGGATTCCAGCCAGCTACACCGCGATTATTAATGGCGCCAAAAAAGAATTCCCAGTCACAATTTTTGGCGTCTCAGATATCATGCACACCAAATTTTTTCACCCAACGGATGATTGGTTCGGCATGAGCCCGCTTGAGGCGGCGGCCTACGAAATCGACCAGATTAACGAAGCCAACAATTGGAATTACGCCCTACTAAAAAACAGCGCAGCGCCAAGCGGCGTTCTCCGCGTTAAGGCCGACCAATACAACACTGGAACTTTGACCGCTGACCAGCGCAAAGACCTCAAACAGCAACTGAATGAAATGTATTCTGGTTCCGGTAATTCGGGTCGCCCGATGGTTCTCGAAGGAAACATGGAATGGCAAAGCATTTCGATGTCTCCGCGTGAAATGGATTATCTGGAAAACAAAAAGACTTCGAAATCCGATATTGCTCAAGCTTATGGATTACCGCCGCAAATCATTGGGATTGAGGGCAGCCAGACATTTTCCAATTACGAACAAGCGCAACTTTCGGCATACGTGGACACGATCATTCCGGCAGCCGAACAAATCATTTCGCTTTTGAATCACAAATTCTTGGTGAGGTTCCCGGATTCCAAAGGTCTATTCTTTAAAATCGACAGAGACCAAATCGATGCGTTGTCCATTCTTAGGGACAAGATGTGGGAACGGGCCGAGAAAGCCAATTTCATTTCCCCGAACGAAAAACGGGCGCTTCTCGACTATGGAAAATATGAGGAATCGGATGACGCGGCTGATAAGATTTATATGCCTGGTTCTTTGCAGCCCTTGGAAATGCTTGGTGACACTGGGTCAATGGATGACGGGACGGACTCCGAGGATTTACTTCCACCCGAAGATGAACCAACCGATGAACCCACCGAAGAACCAATCGACGACGAAATAGAAGACGAAGAATCGGATTTAGAAGAGGGAAAGTCAGAAAAGTTCCAAGTCTTTGGCGCGATAAATAAGTCTCAACAAAAGAAAGCCGCGAAGGACCGAATGCGCATCCAAGAATCTATGGAGCGCAAATTCGCTAGGCGCGTCAGAAATATTTTCGACATCGAGAAAAATGCAATCATCAAGAATGCTGGCGATGGGAAAAATATCGAAGCCGTAGTGAACTCGGTATTGGACCGAAGCGAATCTAAATTTAAATCCGAACTTGAGAAGCACCTTTCCGAAGTGGGTGAGGCATTCGGGAAAGAAATCATCAAACAAGTCACCAAATCCAATCCTGAATTGGTTGAGGTGAAAGCCTCTGATGACGTATTTGATACGGCACTGCGTTCATTCGTGAGGAACCAATCTGGTCGGAAGATATCGCGCATCCAACAGGTGACCAGGCGCCGGGTTGTGGCAGCCGTTCGCAAGTCTATTTTACAAGCTAATGAAACCGGCGAGGATTCTGCTAGACTGGTAAAGAAAAGCATTCAGGCCGTTTACAAATCATTCTCCGCTGCCCGGGCGAACACTATCGCAAGAACCGAAACTCACAATGCGGCACTTTACGCGATGCAAAAAGGCGCTGAGAGCCTTCGGATTCCCGGAATGAAAAAAACATGGGTGGCGGCCAACGACGATAGGACCCGCGAATCACATGCTGATATCGATGGAACCGAAGTCGATTTGAAAGAGAATTTTTTGGTACCAAATCCCGATGGTTCGCCTGATGAAATGATTGGACCTGGCGACCAAAGCGCACCGCCCGAACAAGTGATAAACTGTCGGTGTGTGCTCACTTACTCGATCGGGGAATGATTTATTAAACATTCGTTGCGAACACTGTGACCGAATCGGATTTTTGCAGTACCGTCTCGATACTGGGTTTGTTGAATGTGTTGGGTGTGGGGTTTTAAGCCGACAGGCTTTTCCGTTTGGGGGAAACAATGAAAATGAAGTTCATGAACCTTCCGCTGGAAGTGAAGGAAACCGGTGAGGAAGGTTACATCGAAGGATATGCTTCTGTGTTTGGTGTCATCGATAGCTACGGTGACGTTGTGGACCCTGGGGCTTTTAAAAAGTCGATTAAAGAATCAAAAGGACGATTCCCAATCCTATCGAACCACCGTTCGGACCAACAAATCGGATGGAACATTGAGGCGGTCGAGGACTCCAAGGGCCTTTTAGTTAAGGGCTGGCTTGATACCGAAAACAACGCAAAGGCCCGCGAACATTATTCACTCATCAAAAAAGCGATTGAACTAAAGGCCAAAGCCGGTCTGTCGATTGGCTACTACACGATTAAAGCGGAGCCGGACAAAAGCAATCCGACCGTTCGGCGTTTGAAAGAACTCCGCCTCGTCGAGTATTCTCCGGTGGCTTTCCCGGCCAATACGGAAGCATCCGCTATCGCCGCCAAAGAAGACGGCATCAAAACTCTCGAAGAATATTTCGAGAAGATGAAACAAGATGGTTTTGAATTTCAAGAAATAAAGAATTTCTTTTCGGCACTTCGCGACGGTGAAGCCGCCAACCTACCGAACAACCCGCAAGATTTGCAGTTGGTCGAGACCGCAGTCAAACAACTATCAACCATTCTCAAGGGGGAATAAATGGAACTTCAAGACTTGAAGAAATCCATCGAAACTCTCGGTAGCGATTGGGCCGCTTTCAAAAAAGAAAACGACGAGCGCCTAAAAGCCATCGAGAAAAAAGGTGTGGCCGATCCTCTCATCCAGGAAAAACTGGATAAGATGAACAAAAGCATGGATGAATCCATCGAACGAATCCAAAAGATCGAAGCGATGAAGAATTCCAGCGTGGAAGTCGAAACCAAAACCATCAACGAAAAATTGGCCAAAGAAGAAAAATCGGCGGTCAATGCGTGGATGAAAAAAGGTCGCGCGATTGAAATGAAATCGCTCGTCGAAAACGTGGACAGCCAAGGCGGATTCCTGGTGCGTCCCGAAGTTTCGAACGATGTCCAAACCAAAATCTTCGAATCCTCGCCGATTCGTCAGTTAGCCACCGTGCTATCGATTGGCGGCGACTCGTTCGAAGAACCTGCTTGCTGGGATGAACCCGAAGCCGGTTGGGTTGGCGAAACCGAAACGCGCAGCGGGACGAACACCCCTGCACTCAAGCAATTGATGATTCCTTTGCACGAGATGCACGCGAGCCCAAAAGCTAGCCAGCGCCTACTCGACGATTCGTTCGTTGACGTAGAAGCTTGGCACGGCCAAAAGGTAGCCGAAAAATTCGCGCGCCTCGAAGCGACTGGTTTCGTGTCTGGTGACGGCATCAACAAACCGCTTGGTTTCTTAAGCTATGCGGCTGGCGACGATTACAACAAAATTGAGCAAGTGAATTCGGGGCACGCCTCGCAATTGACTGCCGATGGTTTGATCGCGCTCCAAGCGGCCTTGCTTGAGCAATTCCAACCAAACGCCACCTGGTTGATGAAACGCGCCACCGTTGGTGCGGTTCGCCAATTGAAAGCTGGTACCACTGGAGAATATCTCTGGGGGTATGAAGCGCAATTGAACACCCCGATGCAAATGAGCCTGTTGGGACGCCCGGTCATGTTCGCAAACGACATGCCTTCGGTCGGTGCCAACGCGCTTGCGGTAGCCTACGGCGATTTCCGCGCTGGTTACCTCATCGTGGAAAAACCTGGTATTCGCGTGTTGCGTGATGCCTTCACGGCCAAACCCTACGTCTTGTTCTACACGACGAAACGGGTCGGCGGTGGCGTGCGTCACTTCCAAGCGATCAAAGTCCAAAAAATCTCGGCCTAATAGGGAGACCAAATGAACAAAAGTTCACTTAAAGACAATACGAAACTGTCTGTCGCCCTAGCCGCTGGTGTGAAAACCACCGACGGTAACGGTGCGACTATCGACACGCAAGGCTATGAACAACTTCGCATGATTGCGATTGTTGGTCCTTCGGGTGATACCCTTTCCGGTTCGCTTAAAGCGGAATTGGAATTGGAACACTCCGATGACGGTTCGGCCTGGTCTGACTGTGCGGACACCGACTTGGTGGCTGCCGTCACTGGAACGAATCCCGGAACCTTCGCTGTCATCGATGACGCCGCTGAAGACGAAACCGTCTATCAAGCGAGCTACATCGGCAAAAAGCGATACGTTCGCGTTGTTTACAACGTGACCGGAACGCACACGAACGGAATGCCCGTTGGTGTTGTGGCGGAACTTGGTTCCCCACGTCATGCACCTACGGTGTAAACGAATAACGATGGGGACTGGGTGTGATGCACCTGGTCCCCGTTTTTCAGAGGAACCATGCTGACTTTAGTCACACCACCATCAACTCCGCTTATTTCATTGGCTGATGCAAAGGCACATTTGCGTGTGACGAATACGGCTGAAGACACCCTGATTCCTTTGTTGGTAAAAGCCGCAACGACTCGCGCCGAAAGATATACCGGCAGAAGATTCTTGAATCAGACCTGGAAAATCGTCTTGGATGGAATCCCGAAACGGAAAAAATCTGACCCATGGTGGGATGGGGTTCGCGATGGTGCCGTCTCCGAATTGTACGGGGATGGTGATTACATCGATTTATACCTAGCCCCATTATCGTCGATTAATTCGATGAAAACATATGACCAGTCCAACGTCGTATCGACGTTCCCATCGACTGAATATTTTGCCGATAGTTCAAGTGAACCGGCAAGGCTGGTTAAGAATGACGGGTCTACCTGGCCTGTGAATCTAAGAACTTTTAACGCGGTCGAAATCGAAGCCGTTTTTGGATACGGGACAAATCCAACCGATGTTCCAGAAGATATTATTCAGGCCGTTAAACTCATCGTTGGGCATATGTTTGAAAATCGTGGCGACTCCGAAGCTGCCGAACGAATTCCCGGCCTCGCGATGGAACTTTTAGAAAGCTACAAAGTGAGAGTTCTTGGATGAGAGAGATTGGCAAACTTCGCGAATACATCGCGGTGGAAAACCCCACCGAGACCCCTGATTCGGTTGGCGGGTATACCGTCACCTGGTCAACGTTCGCGAATGTTTGGGCCAAGATTGAGCCGACCAATTCCCAGCATCAATATCACTCGGAGAATCTCGAATATCGCGTGACGCACAAAATCACCATTCGAGAACTCGCCGGACTTAACATCAAGATGCGCATCAGTTTCGAGAATCGCATTTTTCACATTCGTGGATTCCGGGACATCTTGGAGCGGGATAGGTTTCAGGAACTTCTTTGCGAGGAAGGTAGTGGGGTGGCCTCGTGAACAATTTCATTTCAGTCGAATGGATTAACCTTAAATCCGCTGAGGTGAAGTTGAATAAGACGCTTCCCGATGCGGCTATCAAAATGATGCAATCCAAACTGGTCGCGTCGATTACCATGATTCATACCGAAGCGATTCGCGGGATTAGCAAAACCTCGATGGGGAAACGCGAGACCAGATACGGGCCGAAACGGCAGGTCATTGTTTCAAAGCCCGGCGACCCGTTTAATGTTGATACCGGTGTAACCTGGACAAGCATTCAGTACCGGGTAGACGTGAAAGCATTAAAATCAAGTATCGTCGGGAATAATACGGCCTATTGGCTTGAGCGAGGGACTAAGAATATGGAGCCTCGGCCTTGGCTTCGCCCGGCATTACTTAAGACCATGGGTAAAAAAGTTGGTGGGGGGCTAAAACTAAAATGAACCTTCATCCACAAAAACAGATTCTCTCATGGGTTTTAACCACACTTAAGAATGACGCGACACTGACAGCGCTCGTTCCCGCGTCTCGAATCGTCGAGAATCTGCCGGATAATACCAATTATCCACATATCCGGGTCTCTCCGGCATTCAGTGAAGACTGGTCATCCCACACTTTCAACGGTTTCAACGGCGAGATTCACATTCGGGTTTGGACACAAGCCCAATCCGTTGAATCAAACATGGACATCCTGAATCGCATCTATACTCTTTTACACGATATGGACCCAGCGATTTCTGGTTTTCCAACAATTGATTTCCGCTGCACCTTTAACGAGCCAGTGGTTGAGCCCGATGGTCGGACTTATCAGGGGCTTCAGAGGTACAGTTTCACACTCGGGGGGAACGACTAATGCCTGCACAAGCCGGTAAAAATCTATTACTCAAGGTGGAGACCGCGCCGGGTAGCGCTGTGTTTTCGACCTTGGGTGGTTTGCGAACTAAAACCTACACCTTCAACAACGAAGCGATCGATGTCACGAATCACGGTTCAAATGAAAACCGTGAATTGCTGAACAACGCGGGCGTTCGTTCGATGTCGATTTCTGGTTCTGGGGTTCACACGGGTGATGCCGTGACCTTGGATCAAATCGAAGACGCTTGCATCAGTGGGGCTCACCTCACCATGCAAATCGTTGACGCCACCCCTGGCCGCACCTATCAAGGCGCGTTCAAGGTTGTTTCGTTTGAGCGGTCGGCTGAACACTCGGCTGAACAAACCTATTCTATCTCGCTGGAATCCTCTGGCGCGATTACGGTCAGCTAAGGGGGAACAATGAAATCAGGAAAAATCGCATTACTCATTGCATTGTTTTCTTTAAATTTGTTCGCGGTGCCGACCAACATTTCGGTTGTCACCACAGGACAAGCGGCTGCCGCGTTTGCCGATGTCACAGGCGATACCGTTAACGGAAACCAAATCCGAAATAACAATGGAGATTTGGTGCTGTTATTGAGAAATTCTCACGGTACGGATTCTGTGACGGTCACTATCGATGCACCTTCAACGTCCTACAGTATCCCCGGATATGGGACATTGACCCGCTCAGATATTTCGGTATCGTTGGCGGCTGGGGAGATGAAACACGTTGGAGTTCTGAATTCCACGTGGAACGACGCAAATGGTTATGTTCAGTTGACCTACACAGGAACAGGGACACCGAAGGTAACCGCGATTCGTTCGCCAAAACCGTAAAATGAACGCTGTAATCGGTGAAAAAACGTTAGTGCTGGGGGGCAAGTCTTATGTCTTGCGCCCCAGCTTTAAAGCTATGTGTCAGATTGAATCCCACACCGGGAAATCAATCCTCACTCTCATCAAGGAATTCGGAGCGGGAAAACCGTTCATGTCTGACATGGTGGCGGTCGCCTATTTCTGCCACGCGGCATCCGATTATGAGCCGGGTAGTCTTCCGACCATAGACCGTTTCGGTGAACTCATGATGAAAGAGGGTATGTTCACCGTCGGGCCCCAGGTCTTGGAGTGTCTCGTTTCCGCGCTTAACCAAAGCGGCGATGACGCTAAAAAAAAGACTGCGATACAGAATCAGTAGTCGATCGCATTCAGTGGGATTCCTTTTACCGAACAGCGGTAACCATTTTTAAAATCAGTCCACGCGATTTTTGGAACATGACCCCGATTGAATTCTGGTGGCTCTATCCAAAGAAAGAAGAACCACCGGGCGCGATGTCGAAAGATTGGTTAAAATGGGCTATGAATAGATACCCAGACAAAAGGTGATAAATGGCCACAGGACAACAAACACTTGAACAAGTCATTTTAGTCCTGGATGCGAAAATCGACGGCTTCCAGGCCGCGATGAAAGAAGCAAGCAAGGCCCAAAAAGAAGCCGCCGACAAAATGGGAGACTCTGCAAAGGGTATGACTTCCTCAATTGAGGGGGCCGCCCAAAGTTTCCTGGAATTCAAAAACAAGGTTCTACTCGCTGCCGGAATTGGCGGGATTGGCGCTTTCATCAAATCCTCGTTTGAGGCTGCCGACGAAATTGGCGCGTTGTCCCAAAGGATTGGTGTCTCGACTAAGTTTCTCCAAGAGATGCAATTTGCCGCATCTCAGTTGAACGTTGACCAGCAAATCCTGAACCAATCCCTTCAGATTTTTACGAGGACACTCGGTCAGGCGACCGTTGGCGAAGAAGCGTCAATGAAAGCCTTCAAGCAATTGGGGATTTCAATTACTGATGCTTCTGGCAACGCGAAATCTGCCGAACAAGTTTTCGGTGAGGTGTCCGATAAATTCCGAGACATTGAAAGTCAGGCCGTCAGGGCGGCAATAGCCAACGATTTATTCGGTCGCTCGGGCGGGCAAATGACTCTGATTTTGGCCCAGGGGTCAGCGGAGTTGGCGAAGTTTGCTCAAAAGGCAAACGATCTAGGGCTCGTAATTGAAGACCGTCTCATTCAGTCAGCCGACGAAACGAACGACAAACTAGCCACCCTAGGGAAAGTAATCCAGTCCCAATTGGCATCGGCGGTTTTGGAGTTGGCCCCGGCTATTCAAGGAATGGTTGACGGTTTCATCAGCGCAGCCGTCGTGACGCGAGACCTGTCACAGGAAGTTGGTGCATTCATAAGAAGCGTTTCGGGCAGCGAGACCGCTACCGACAAGCTTCAAATCCTTCAGGAAAAATTGGGCAATCTGCAAAAATGGCAGGCCCCGGTCTGGCAAATTCAAGAAACCGAAAAGGCCATTGACGCCTTAATCAAAAAAGAATTTGCGCTGGATGAGGCCAAACAAAGGAAGATAGCGACCTCTCAAGCTGAATACGAAATCGCGAAAAAGAACGACGAACTTCAAAAGCAAGCCGAAGAAATAATCAAGCGCACTCAAGGTTCCGACAAAGAAGAAAAACTGAACGCTGAAATTGACCTATTAAAAAAGGCGCGGGAACAGGGGCTGATAATCGAGACCGATTACCAAGCAGCGGTTCAACAGCTAGAAGCCGATCGCGAGGCGATGCAGGTCGAACAGACCGAACGGGAAATTGATTCACTGATTGCGAAAATTGAAGCCATGAGGGCCTTAAACGATGAAGCCTATCAGGCCGAAATCGATGCCAACATGAACAAAGTGAATCAGTTGATGGGTCAGGAAAATGCGTTTTCTGAGCATTATCTTAAGACCAAGAACCGCCTAAAACAGATTGATGAGAAATCGAAGCAGGAAGAAAAAAAACGCGATGACCAAATGGTGAGGGACAGGACAGATTCCCTCAACTGGATTTCGAATCTCCAACATTCGAAATCGAAAGAAATGGCAGCCGTGGGAAAGGCTGCCGCTATCGCCAACACCACCATCACAACCTACGAGGCCGCAATGAAGGCATATTCTTCATTGGCAGGAATCCCAATCATTGGGCCAGCCTTGGGCGCCGCTGCCGCTGCCGCCGCCGTCTCCGTTGGGTTAAGCCGCGTTGCATCCATTGCCGGAACCGATATCGGATTTAAAACTGGTGCCGATATGATTCCTGGGCTTGGGCTCGGAGATTCTGTTCCCGCGATGATTCAACCCGGAGAACGCATCGTTCGAACTGACACGAACAGGGTGCTTGAGCAATTTCTGAGGGATTATCGGGATAATTCCGGTGGTGGCGTTGGTGGTGAGGTCCGACTTGAAATTGTCATGAACGATAATTTGATGGATTTCATCGAGACACAATTGGTCGCTCGGGGAAGAGTGAACGTGAGCATCAACCAATAGGGGAAGTCATGGGGATAAGATTCTTCGAAAAAAATAAGATAGACCTGACTTTCGACAACGTTGCAATCACTGTGACGGATTTGGTCGCCACAGATTCAGGTCAGGCATTCGTTAATCTGATGCGGAATCGAAGGAATGATTCTGGTTGGACAACCACCGATTCAACCGACGCCGCCAACACAGAATTAATTTTTGATTTTGGCGACCTGGTAGAAATCAACCGTATATTTTTGATTCAACACAATTTAAAAGCCTACACCATTCAATATTGGGACGGGGCTGCATACCAAAACTTTTCAACCCCAATTTCAGAAACCAACAACTCTGCCGTTGATAAGCTACACGAATTCAACAACGTCGAGACCAGCCGGGTGAAACTTGTCATCACGGGAACCATGGTTGCCGATGACGATAAATTCATCTCCCAGTTTGTTGCGACCCAAGAAATTGGCCAATTCCAAGTAATGCAGCCACGCATTGAAGATGCGAGGGTTAGCCGAAACAGAAAGGTTTTAAAATCGCTTTCTGGAAAAGCAAAAATCATGCGCTCAAGCGGGTTCATTGAGTTTAAATTTAGCCAGACCGGCGTCACAAACGATAACGATCTGACGCTTTTGGAAACGCTTCACGACTATTACGACGGATTTCTGGTGTGGATTTCTGGCGGAGACGTTTCTCAATTTAGGAACGAAAGAATTGCCTACCGTTTGAAAGACCTCATTTTCATGAACATCACGACCGAATATCAGCCCGAATGGAAGAACGGTTTTTATAATCAGGGCATCGACGTGAAATTCAATATGACCGAGGTTCTTTGAAAACAAGAATCTACATTAAGCCTTTCATTGACGATGAAGGAAGCGCCTATGTTTCTGACTGGATAGAAATCACCGAAGACGTGATGGGTCTAGATAAACTCCAACAGCAATTAGACAACACTGAATTTGATATCGGAATTTTCAGAGCCGCCAATTGCAAAGTGAAATTGAGGAATGACCACGGTAGATACGGTGCAGTAAACACCATCGAATCGATTTTCAAATACCGGCGCGGCGGATCGAAAATGAGGGTCACATGGGAACCAGGGGATGACCCAATTTATTGCAATTTCTTTTTTGCCGGTGACCCTGACGCAATAGTCTCAGAAGAGGTCACGGCATTCGAAGGCATATTGGATGACACTCAAAGCAAAAGTCCAATTGAAGAACAGACAATTGATTTTCTCATCCAGGGCTATGAGAATTTGCTGGGCCAACTCAAGGTTCCTTTCTCGTCTATCTCAAACGGTGATTCATTTGAGTCGGTGATTTTCGCAATCGTTAATCAGGCGCCACTAAATTCTTTCGTCACCGTTTCTCTAGCAAATATCTCAGTCGGAATTTCGACAACCATCGACGATAAAACTTCGCTGGAAAACAAGACTTGCCTAGAAGCCCTTAAGTCCATTCTTTTGGCTTCGTCATCGGTCCTTTATATTAAGGATAACGTTCTGTTTGTGAAGGCGAGAACGCCAGGAACCGATGATTCGTATACCTTTTATGGCTGGGCCTCTGAAAATGGCCCGGAAAATATTCTTGATATCGACGATTTCAGGCTTGGAGAACAAAGAATTTTAAACTTCGTTACCTGGAAAGATACCAATCTTTTCGCCGAAGACACGACATCAATTCAAAAATATCAGTACCGCAAAAAAGAAGTGGAACTGGATATCATCACCAACACGACAAAAAGAAATTCTATTCTGACTACAATTAAAGATGAATACCGAGACCCCAAACGGGAATTTATTCTTAAGTGTTTTCTTGAACAGAAGACCCTAGAATTGTTTTTGTTGGACAAGGTGATTGTTGATTACCCGCCCGAATATGTGACGCGAGACGATGAAAACGTCGCAATTTACGGAATCGGGCAATACGGAATTGATTATTATGCGGATGCGATCACGCGTCTTTCGATTGAATCAAGTGCAAGGTTTAAAATCATGAGTCGGAAGGTAGACTTCTTGGGTGGTTTCATCGAGTTTGGATTGAGGGAAATATGAACAAGAAAACTTTATTTTGGGCTGGTTTCACCGTCGCAATCATCCTGGTTATCCCAAGCGTCGTTCTGCCAGATACATCGACCTTATTCAGCGTTTCGGGCGGGCGCGTTCTCACATCGCACGTGAATCAATATTTCAACGCGTTGAAGCAAGACCTAGTTCCGAGAAACTCTGGCGGCGCCCCAACCAATCGGGCGGGAAGTCTCGGCACCTCGGCCTTTCGATGGTTTAAGGCTTTCATCGAAAGCGGTTATTGGGCGGCTGGTGACGTTAAGCTACACCATACTTTCAATGGCCTTAGGACTTGCGGCCAGGGGTGGATGCTTGCGGATGGACAGCAAGTCACTCAAGCAAATTACGATGCTCAGGCGGGATATTCTGCCGGTGATTGGGCGACGTATGTGGTTTCGTCTCCGTTGCTCAATAAATTCACCCCGAACATGACCGGTAGATATCCGGTGGGTTCTGCCACCACGACTCAAGATGGGAGTATCGCGATCACGGCTGTGGGTAACTCTGGAAACACGGTCAATCTTCAACATGGTCATGGAACCCATAGCCACACCGCTCCAGACCATGGCCATGTCTGGCTTTTAGATGGATTGATTGCCGGTACCGACAGCACGTTAAGGTACACCGGAACAAGTTTTGTGACTCAGAATTTCGCTGTTAAGACGAAGAACGCCGGACCTTTGGGAATTCAATCTTGTTCTGGAAGCGCGACTTGTTTGGGCGGGGCTGCCAGCAATAATTTTTATACCGGTGGCGCCCTCTACACGGCAGCCGGTTCTTCTACTAGCGCAAATTCGGTACCGAATGCTCTATCAACAACGCAAACGATTCAGCCTGATTCCATTCAGGTTCAATATTGCATCCGTATCATAGATTGAGGTTAATCAATGCCAAGCATCGCGACATCTATCCCAATCAGGGTAAACGGCCAAAGAGTTTATGCCGGATGGTGGAACATCCTCAGGGAATGGTTAATCTATCTTTTTGGCGCCGGGGCAATACCTGAAACTGAGTTCACGTTACCTAATAATCAGGTCAGCGCGCTAGATGTGACCGGGCTCGTTTTTGACTCAGCATCTTTTCGTGGCTCTGTAATCGAATACGATATCTATCGAAAAACGGATACCGCTTCAAGCGAGGTTAGGGCTATCGGAGAAATTCGATTGGTGTGGCGTACCGAGACTTCTCTTTGGGAATTATTGGGTCCATCAGAAAGCGGAGACTTTACCGGAGTCACTTTTTCTGTGACTTCACTTGGCCAGGTTCAGGTGACTACAACAAACATTTCTGGCGCGAATTATATTGGTTCAATGAGATTTAGAGCGAGGACGTTCGATGTTTAAAAAAATTCTCACGTTTGTTTTATTAATCCCATTAATTGCCGTTGGCGGAAAAACCGAAATAGGTGATTTCCAGGTTAGAAAAACCCCTGGCGCCCAGAACGGTTCGGCAATTTTTGAGGTGACCACAGACAATAAGGGCAGTCTTCCGGCGCCGCGATTAACTACCGCGCAACGAAACGCTATTACGAGCCCAGCCACTGGACTTCTTATTTTCAATACCGATACCGGACAGTTCAACGTTTATAACGGAATAATATGGTCGGCAGTCGGCACCACTGGCGGTTCCAATCTTGGGATTAATTATATCGAGTCCTCAGACGCTGAAGCGACCATCGCCGGTTGGAATACCTACGCCGATGCGGCGGGGGCCCTACCAGTTGATTGCACTGGTGGTTCGCCGACGGTCACATTTGCTCAAAGCGGAACCTCACCGCTCCGGGGGTTAAATTCGTTCCTATTTACCAAGACCGCCGCAAACACTCAGGGTCAAGGTTTCAGCTATGATTTCACGATAGCCTCTGCCGACAAAGCAAAGGTCTTGGGCATTGAATTTGAATATGAGGTCGCCAGCGGAACGTGGCAGGCCGGAAGCTCAAGTCAGGATTCTGATTTGCAAGCCTACATTTATGACGTGACCAACGCCCAAGTAATTCAGCCGACGCCCTATAAAATTACCGGTGGCACTGGGAACAATCATAAATTTCAGACCGAATTCCAAACGAACTCGAACTCGACTTCGTATCGACTTTGTATTCATAGTGCCACCACCAACGCCTCGGCATTCTCGATGCGGTTCGATACGGTTGTAGTGGGGCCAAACACCAAGCAGGTCGCGACGGTAATTTCCGATTGGGTTCCGTTCACGGTGACCCATAGCTGGCTAACCGACGTTACCGCCACGGGATATTATAGGCAGGTAGGGGATTCAATTCAGGCAAGGTACTTTTTGAGCATGACCGGCAGTCCAACTGGTCCAGATCTCACGATTCAACTTCCGCCTGGCCTTTCCTTCGATTCGACTAAACTCATGAGTTCGAGTCAGGAATTGGTAGGTGGTGGGATACTGAACGATTCAGGTTCGACGCAATTCAAAATCCAAGCAGCCAATCCCTCTGGGAATAGCTTCTCGGTTCTTTTGCCTACAGATATTACTGTCGGGATAGCATACACTTCAGCGGTAACTCCAATTGTCCCGGTTGTTTTGGTCGCTGGGGATTCGATCGCGATAGATATTTCAGCCCCGATTTCGGGTTGGTCATCGAGTGCGATAAAATCCCAAGACGCCGACACTCGCTCTGTTTTTGCGCTGGCAGGCGGAACCCCAGCATCTACTACAGCGAACAATCCAATCGTGTATGGAACCAGCTTAATTGATTCTCACACTCGGTATGATACGTCAGCGGGAACCTATCGATGCCCCTACTCTGGAACCTACCGTGTTAACACCGTTCAGAGGGCTACGAACACTTATACGGTGAGCATCTATCGAAACAATGTGATTGATTCGACCGGGATTCTCGCGGCTGTGACAAGCGGATTGGGCTCGGGTAGCAAACTGATTTCTTGTAACGCTAATGACACCTTATTCATTGGTCCATCGGCTACAACCGGAGCGTTTAGCGCTGGAAGCACGGTTAGTTTTGAATTGATTTCGAACCCAAGAATTATCTCCGCCTCTGAAGTAGTGGCGGCCAGGTATTCCAGCGCAAGCGGTCAGGTGATTGCAAACAATACTCTGACCACAATCAATTACAGCACTAGATTTTACGATACTCACGGCGCTGTCACTACCGGGGTTTCTTGGCGATTCACTGCACCGATGGCTGGTAGATATAGCGTTTGCGTTCGGGCTACATTAAATGCTTCCGCTGGTTGGGCAGCGAATGAAAGGGCTTATATCCAGTTGGTGAAAAATGCTGGCGCTTATTCTTTGCTGGCTAACACAAACGGATTAACTGCAAACGAAATCAGGGTTCTTTCTGGGTGTGATGACGTAGAATTGTTGGCTGGTGAAACGGTGACTCCGCAAATATTCCAGAACAACGGTGCGGCGATAGCGCTTTCAACAAACGTAAATGAAAACAATATTTCCATAAGCAGAATTGGGGGAGTCGAATGAATCGCTATACAATTACAAATCTTCGAAATGGTTTGGTTTTCATGATCGACGCGGAAAGCGAGCCAGAACACCGGGAAGATTTTGGGACTTTGCCAGCGACAAAAATTTCTTCTGATTGTGATGAGTGGGAACTTCAAAACGGGACGGAAGTTAGCCCGGGGATATATGAAATCCCGCGTTCATATTCCATCGAAGTTGAAGACCTATCGCAGCAAATTGAAGAACAACAAAATCAGGAATTGTTGCGACAGCAAAGAATCGATAGACTAAAGAACGTCGATATCAATTCTTTACCGCAAGACATCAGGCAATTTCTTGATGACGTTAGGCGAATAACACTCGAAACAATCGGAGAACCAGTTGAGGGAGAACAAGGTTAGCTTTGAAATGTTGTTCAAGGTTGGCGGTTCAGTTCTTGCTTTATTGCTCGGCGCCAATATTTATTTCGTGAAGCGTCTTGTCGATAGCGTCGATGAAATCCCATCGATGAAAGAAAAGTTGGTTCAGTTCGAACGCACCATGCCAAATTACACCGAATTGAGGGTTGAGGTGGCTGTGCTAAAATATGAAATCAAGGACCTTCGGGAAGAAATTAAGAGGATAAAAAAATGAGCAAGCAAATGAAAACGGTTGAGTATTCGAAAGAAATCGATGACGTGATGGGACTTTTTGTCGCGATTGTCGATAACCGAAAAAAGAAAGAAGAACTCGCGAAACTTTTCGACGAACTTCTAGAAGCCGTGACCGGCATCGGCGAAATCGATGACGAGTTCATGGTTGATCGGAAGGTGGCACTACAAACCATCGGTTATCGAACCGGTGAATTGGTCGATGCATTCCTGCCCGCAAAAGCGGAAAAGCCTATTGAAGGCTGATGGAAAACAAGAAGCCATCGTATCAGTCTAAAACTCTCTGGTTCAATTTGTCGGGGCTCATCGCGTTTCAGGTTATATCGCGGTGGGTCCCTGACTTTTCAAAAGCAATTTGTGCAAACGAAGAACTGACTCTCACAATCGGAGTAATAATCGTGCAGGCAATTTTTCTGATTAACGCCCTATTGAGATTTGCCACAAAGGATAGGGTATCTTTCTTGGCGCTTCTTTTGCTGGTCGGTTGTAGTTCAGTTCCGCAAAAGCTAGACACCAATATTTTTTATCGGCGTGACCTTCCTATTTGCGAACAAGATTTTGGGTGTTTTGAAGGGATGGCCGTACTGCCAAAGAAAGATTTTTACAAATTCCAATTGTCTCCAAAGGGCGGGGCGGAGATTGATTTGTTCGTCGCTACTACAGCACACCGCAACGACACGTTTGAGCCAACAAATAGCTCGTGGCTTTTCTGGAAAAAGAAAAATTCATACGAATATAAGTTCTCGCCAAATCCATCGATTGAAGGTGACGGAGATTCGAATTTGGTTTTCCAAACATTCGAAAAGAAAAAGGGAAGGCATAGTTGGGCAATCATCTTGTTCCAGCACCCTAAATACCAATTGCCTTATACGCTTTATTGCAATGGATACACGATTCGATTCGATGGGGTCGGTGGATGCCAAAGCAAGACTGGACTGAAGCAGGGAATCAAGTTCGAAGAACCTGTGGCAATCGAGTCTGACGCCAATTGTCCGGTTCCAAAAAAAGTGAATGATTTCTATGAATGGCCAATTGGTTACAAGGAATGTGGTTATACTTTCCGTAGTAAAAGCGGGAAGCTTGGGACCCTAATGACCGTCGGTTACAAAGGCGAATTAGTCAGAGAAACGGAGTAATCATGACCGGAATTATCGCGGCAATCATTCCAATTGCTCTAGAACTCATTGGATATTTTTTAAAAAAGAATTCAGATAACGAAAAAATGGCTGAGGCTTTTTTTCAATGGGTCGAAAAAATTCAAGATGAATACCTGATGTCGGCCAATATGCGGGACAGGGCAAAAGAACGGATGAAGAAAATCACCGAAAAACCTTTTGTTGAATCGCCGTGATAAATGAACCAATCTTTCATTATGCTATCTCGCTTGTCGGGAAACCTTATCGTTGGGGCGGATCGAACGCCCTTATTGGATTTGACTGTTCTGGGCTCGTCCTTGAATTGCTTGCGGCACAAGGGAAATGGAATCATCGGCAAGACGCCAGTTCCCAAGGTATATACGACCATTTCAAAAACTCTTCGAACGGTGAAACAAAGGGGTTTGGAACTCTTTATTTCTACGGAAAATCGATAAAACAAATCACCCATATTGCGTTCGGTCTCGATGATAAGACAATGATTGAGGCTGGTGGTGGCGATTCAACAACGGTCAGCGAGACGGCAGCCAGAGAGCGTGGGGCAGTCGTGAGGCTAAGGCCGTGGAATTATCGAAGGGATTTAGTGGCGTTTCTCAATCCCAATTCATTGGTAATCCAAACTCTCTGAGGGCATGACGCATCTCGGAACGCGACCTGGCCGATGCCCAAAATATTCCTTGGCGCTCGCACTGCCCCTTAAATTCAATCTGTTCCTTCGAAAACACTCCACCCTTTGGCTTTTTCAATTCAATGAAGGCACATCTTCCGCGATGAAAGACCACTAAATCAGGCATCCCGGCGTTTGGGTTTTTGACCATCTTGCCGCGATGCAGCCTGCCACCCATGTAAATTCTTTTCCAGAAAATGATTCCCAACCGTTGTAAAATATCTAGGTCGGCTCGGCATTCATCGAAAACTTCGCTTTCTGACTTGTCCATTGTTACGATATAAAAAGTTCCATCTTTGGGGGAAAAATGAAAATCAAATTGGCCTTCCTATTCCTGGTAACCATCCAGGCAATCGCTTTTTGCAGCGTCTACTCAATTCAGCAAACTCCAATGGCAACTCAACAATCGGTGAAAATCGATGCCTCGGTCAACAACATACCAGATGCGTTTGACGCCACGGCTGGCAGTCAGGTGATGACGGTTTCATTGAGCGGACAGCAATGCATTTTAGTGAAGAACATCACTTCAACAATGATAAGTTATGTCAGCGCAGATTCCGTTCCCAGCGCCTCGACGACCGAAAGATTTTATGTTCCTGCGAATACCTACGAGGAACGTTGCTCAACTGCGATTAAATCAAAAATCTACATTCAATCAGAAGGTGGGTCCGATATCACCTCTGGAACCGTCACGGTGGGCGTATGGTAAACATTTTTCTTTCTGTATCGTTGCTTTTGTTCACGATTTGTTTGCAATCTTTTGGTGAGGCCGGGCCAATTGGAGCGCCTGCCGGAACCGAAATTTCATCTAGCGGACAGCCAGCAGGTTCCATCATCGTGAGCGATGGGGCCGGTGGTTCTACGTATCAAACATTAAGCCCACTGGAATTGGACCAGGTAACAACCCCAGCAAACCCTTCGTCGGGTAGCGTGAAACTTTATTTCAAGTCCGACGATAAGCTTTACAAACTAACATCGGCGGGGGTTGAGAGCGAGATAGGCGCTGGCGGTGGCGGCGGAATTAGTATCGGCGGCGCGGTCTCGGGCGGAACTGCCAATTATTCTCTTTTTGTGGATGGCTCTGGGAACCTTGCTCAATCGTCCGATTTCCAGTTCGATAACTCTGCGAAGAAAATGTCACTGGGTGGCGGTGCAGGTAGCGTTTCCCTTCAAATGACCAATACCGCTAGTGGTTCATCGAGTACCGATGGAATTATTTTAAGTTTCAACGGCACTGGATTGACGGTGAATAATCAGGAAGCGGGCTCTACCAGGCTGCTTTACCAAACAACCGGTGTAGCGGATAGCGGGGCCGAACATATTTCGGTTCACGGTGAAGGCACTACTCGGTTTCGTTACAACTTTTATCAATCCTCTGGAACTCAAAACGTTGCGGGAACCATGGCTCTTATGCGGTCTCGGGGAACCCTGGCATCCCCGACAGCGATTCAAACGTTGGACACCTTGGGGACTCTTTCCTTTGGTGGTTATGACGGTTCTGCGTGGGCCCGTCCTGCCAGCATGACGAGCTTTTCGGAAGCCGGGTGGACCGGAACAGATAGAAGTTCAGCTATTCAATTTGCGACATCACCGGTTGGTGCTTCAGCCGGTCAAGCGGCTTTCCGAATTTTAGGTAATGGAAATATCCAATTCCGACGTGGGCAGACCATGGGGGTCTACCATGTCGACAACGCGGCGGCTGACGCTTCAAAGGGATACGACATCGAACTTAAGGCGAGCAATAAAACTGCCGGAACTGGTAACGGTGGCGATGTTTTAATTTCTGGCGGAGCAAGTACTGGCGGAACAAAGGGTGGGATCAAATTTCAGTCTGATGCCGAGCTCGTTGGTTCTTTCGCTGCCGATGGACTGTTCAGCCTTACTAAAGTCGGCGGCGGTTTGTCGGTGAAAGAAGGATCAAACGCGACGATGGGAACGGCCACGATGACGGCTGGTTCGGTAACGGTAAACACCACAAAGGTGACGGCATCGAGTAGAATTTTTGCCTATTGTAATGATGCAAACGGCGGGACTCCGGGGGCTTCTTACGTTTCAGCGAGAAGTGCCGGAACTTCATTCACGTTAAGTTCAACCAGTGTTGTCGATACCTGCGTTATGTCTTGGGTGATCATTGAACCTAATTGATGTTAGAATTTTTACGACATAATCCGCACTATCAAAATTGGTTGGCTAAAGGTTTGTTGGAATCTTCCGGGTGGTTGTTGATTTGGGGTACGGCTTTTTTAGTTTATAAATTCATATTGAAAATATTTAAATAAGAATGAAACAGAGACGAACATGCCTTTGCGGGTGTGGTTCGGTTTACGCTGTAGACACATCCAATGTCACAAATTTTTTTGCGGGATTGGATCATGCCTATTGGGCAAGAAAACGCCGCGATTCTGTCGGTGAAGCTGCAAGAAAATTACTGAGTAAAAATCAAGCCAAAGCAGGTACTGACAGCCTCTATTTAAAGAGAAAAATGAAATTTGAACGCAGCCAATACGAACCTACCAATGACGATGCAATTGAGGCGGTGAGTGATGCCGAGGATTTCTAAACCAGAACTTTTTCTCTCGGCCAGGCAAACTCTTCTCTCTCGTTGCCCTTGCTGCAACGCATTCATAAACTGGCGACACCACCCGAATTCGGACGGAAGGATGTTTGGGTCATGTTGTTCTTTGGCGTTCGTCGTTACTCCTACCGGTGACCAACCTCTCGAATTCCGTATATTGGCCTATAAGGCGAACCGACAGAATTTGGTAGTGTTACCATCCCCACACCCAGAAGAACCGTGCTTTGGCGATTGTGAGGAAGATGAACAGGGGTTGGATGAGGATGAGGATTAAATACGACTGATTTTCCCGCGTTCTAGTTTCCAACCCTTTACGGCCAGCAGGGCCTCAATTTTAGGATACCATTCGACGAACTTGGTTGGGCCGTATTGATGCCATTCGACATGATGTTTCCTACATAGCGTTTTCAGATTTTCTTCCGTATCGTCGCCGCCAGAACCTCTACTTTTTATATGCGAAGGGTCATTGGGCGGAGCCTTCCTACAAACATCACAGGGCTTCATCGTGAATGAATCTAGCAGGGCCCTGTTCTCAATTCTTATTTTCTTTGGATTTGGCATCGGGCTGGGCGGTTCCCGGATTATGGACTGGCCGTCTTTTTAATTTCGGGAACCACCCAAAGCATAGAAGAACTTTGAATCCTTCACCGAAAACCCTTGTTTGGCAAGGCTGATGCGGGCGGAGCAGGGGACAACCATTGCCCCTGCCCCGATAGCTAGTCGTCTTCTTTTTTCCCTGTGTTCCCGTTCATACTCCAACCAGAACGCCTTCCCTTCCCGCTAAGGTGGCGTTTCTTTAATTGTGAGAGAATCGGCGCGTTAGATGCTAGGGGAATTGCAGACCATGTTTATGGTACTGAGAACGAACGAATACCATAATTATGGTACGCCAAGCGGTTTACTCAATTGCCCGCTTCACCGCTTCAATGATTTTATCTGCCTTGCCGGAGTATTCTTTATTGATGGTGCCAGCGAGATAGGCTTTTTCAGCTTGCAGCGCAAAGTGTTTCGGCTTGGGATCGGCACCCCGGCAC